CACAGCAGGAGGAACAGTTTGCTCTTCATCTTCTTCTTCATTCTTCTTTCCACCAATTGCAGCAGAAAGATTAATGCTGGAAGAATTAGAAGCGTTCCAGTGGTCCCTAAACCTTCTTTCTAGTACTTTGATGAATTGTGCTCCACTTCTATCGCCTGTAGATAAATATAAACTTGCAAGACTGGCTTCAATACACCCAAAATAATCTTTAGCATATTCTTCAAGTGCATCAGCCACTTTGATACAAGTAGGTTCTGTACAGTTTCTAGTCCTGAAATTTGCCCAATCAGAATTCACTACAACTCCGACAGGTAAATAAGGTCTTATAGCTTTCAAGAACGTTTGACAGCTGTATTGCAAATCAGTCCTGTTAGTAGGAGCATTTACAATCATTGCCATAGTCATTGCATGAACTTCAGTTGCGGTCAAATCACGAGAAGAGCATAATCCAGGCTGTGCAGGAAAAATATGAGGTTTAGCCATTCCAGCTCTGTTTATCACAGCAGGTGACGGCATATTCTTCATAATATAAGCTGCACTTAATATAAATTTCCTATGATTTTTATCAGCCATAGCTTTAGTTGCAATAGCTGCAGCTTGAGTTTTCTTAGGATATTTGTTATCAGGATTAGGTTTTGTCATAATTCCTCCGCTGTTAAAGTCTGCGTAGACTGTTACTTAGCAAATTTCTTCAGCCAATCATTTGGAAATGAAGGTTTATCTTCTACCGCCTGCTTATTAAGCAACTCCATTAGCATCAATCTATGAACATCAAGTTCTTTCATGATGGATTTGAAGGCTTCTTCTTGATCGAATCTAGGAAGTTCTTGATTATCACTACAAGATTTAGGGCTAACCCTATCGTCTTCAGCTTTTTGTTTAGTTTTGCCAATGTTAATCTTCCTTGCCAATGTGTTCTTCTTCAAAGCTGCCATAGTCTTCTTCCTCCGGCTCTACAAAGTCGTCAATACCATTCATCATTTCATCTTCGCCGTTCTCAATCTCGAAAACTGCTTTCTGAATCTTCTGAATATCCTCTTCTGCGAAGTCATACTTTTCAGAGAGTTCGTTTAAAATGTCTAAAAGTTTTTGCATGTTTACTCCTTGTTATACAATATATATGTTGAAATATGCTATGAAGAATAAAAAGCATAACATAGAATTGAACTAAACAAGAGGTTGTATGTACAAATTTGGTAAACACACAGATATCTTTCTAACTGGAAAAGATGATTCCTACACTTATCTAGAATTTCTTGGCATTAAAATCAGGGTTGACTCTAAGTTTAAAGCCGAACGTATTAACACTAAAGGCAACTGGGTTGAAATAAGCTGGTATGACAACGGAAACCATCAAGCTAGAACTAGCATCTACTACGGTAATTTCAAGCGTACATTATCTAGAGCTAGATTGATGTGCATCGTTGCTAATGGTAATCCTACTGAAGATAAACCGTTTGTAAAGCATATCAATGGAAACACTATGGATGATAGTCCAGAGAATCTTCAATGGGTAGATAGCTTGGCTAAGAGCAAAGGAACATACAGGACAGAAGAAAACATGAAGCTTATAGCTTCTATTCCTGAAGGTCAGCGTAATTGGAATAATCCTGAATACCAAAAGCTTTTTAATCGCATGAAAGGATCTGATGGGCTTAACCATGCCGATAGATTTAGGCTTAAAATGAAAGCTCAGGGCTTAGTGCGAAGAAAAAGATTTGTGGATGGAGTCCTAAAATACGTATGGGTTCCTAAAGACACGCCAAGAATTAGAGTGCTAGAAGTTGAAAATTCAAATTAACTAACTAACAATAAATTGCTAAGATGTCTCGAACACATCTACAGGTTTAGAATAGGCAATCCTATTCAAGTGGTTATACCGGGTTCGAGACGGTATAACCACTATAATATTTGAGGATAAAATGCAAACACCATCTACAGTAAAGCTCTTACAACGATTAAAAGAGCTTCATCCAGAATATGAATTTAGATTATCAACTAACGCTTCCGAACGAATTTGGAAGAATCTCTATGCTTATTATAAAAGTGCTAAAAAGAGACCAAAGAATATTGAAGGATTTAATTTCATAGACATAGGAAACATAGTAAAGCTTCCAAATGGTAAAAAGTCGTTTAACGTAATAAAAGAAGCAGAATTTAGTACAGATACTCTTGCGTCCTATATTGATGAAAGTGAGTTTCTCACATTCTGTGAAGATATAGTAAACGATATCAAAGCACAGCATGTAGCTAAAGCTGCTGTAGCTACCAGAACTGAAACAATCCTAAGAGGTTCGGACGGAGAACCAAGTGAAATATCCGCCCCTCTTAGCGTACACTTATTTATCTCAAAGTACTCTGAAGCAGATAAAGAATTATTTAAGTGGTTCACTAAGGATGACCTTGGCAACATGTACCTTAAAACAAATAAAGGATATTTGCCAATTCATTATACTAATGAAGATGGTCTTGTAAGTGAAGGAGCTGAGTTTTGGAGTGAATTCTTCAAGCTTTATAGACCTACACTCATAAAATGGGTAGAATATATGCGAGAAGTTTGTATGAAAGATATTCTATCCCAGGATATAGACCTTACAAAACTTAGAAGAGACGTTGACACAGACTCTGAAATATCGACAATTGATAAGCTTCACGTAGTAATTCCAAAGTCAATATTAAACCAGTCGTTTGCTAAGCTTACATTCAATACATTCAAAAATAAAGAAAAAGAATTAGTAACTACTTTGATAAACGCAGACTTGACTCTGAGGCTTTCCAGTCAAGCTCAATGTGGTGTAGTGTGTACAGAAGAAAACTGGATTGAAGTATTTAAGAAGATTATCCCAAGACTTGATCCGTCTGAAATTGAACTCTTAAAACGATATTCTACTTCGGACAGTATTCAGGCTATCTGGCACTTTAATCCAAGCATGATTAAACCTAAACTTACTATGCCAAAGACTTGGCGTAAGTTCTTTGAAAATAAGTTCAAAATTGATAGAGAAGCCCAGTTATATAGAATTTGCAAATTCCTGACACTGCTTTTACAAGAAGATAATCAAAACAGACAAGCCTTAGTTATTGCTGGTAAAGGAAGAGAAGGAAAGTCTTTATTCTGCGATATCTTAGTAAAGAGTCTTAATAAGATCTTTAAGTGTTCGCATTCAAGAGTAAAATTTGCGAATGATATTACTACTGAAGCGTTTGAACAAGGTGAAAGCGCTCGTGGAAATCTAGAAAGTGTTATTGACTCAATGCTTATCTATATTCCAGATGTGGCAGACACCTATAAGCTTCTAACTTCTAACAAGTTTAAGAATATTACTGGTTCTGACCCAATTACGGCAGATATAAAAAGCAAAAAGCCAGTTAAAAAGCAAATGCTAGGAACAAAGTGCGTAGTGACTACAAACTCCTGCACCAAAATGCCAGATGCTTCTACAAGCTCTCGTGTATTGCCTGTATGGTTTAATCGTGATGACGAAGAACCAGACTTTGATATGCATGAAATTGGGGTCGCTATGCAGGAAGAATTTATTGATTTCCTATCTTTTTCTTATGCATATTGTGAATACATTGAAGAGAAGTTTGAAATTCCTAAATCTGAGTGCTATAGAACTTGTCCAATTTTCTCCAGTGATAATTACTCTAAGCCTTTGAAAGAAGTGTATGAAAGCCTAGGAGATTCTAAAAAGTTCTTCTTATATAACACATCTGCTGATTATGACGAAGTATATGAAGAAATGCACAGTGATATGTGCCAAGAGCTTCATATAGAAGCTGCTCCGACTGAAAAAGTCAATGTAAAGGAATTATACCAATCATTGCTTAGAGCGTTAGATTATTTAGGATATGGGCATTTAAAACCAAGATACAGCTATCCTCCTAGTACTGAACGCAGGAAGTTCAAAGAGTATTTGGTTCGCACATACGGCATCAAAGCCATACAGAACAATGGTGTAAGATACTATCAGGGAATTAAATTTACTCCAATTGTAACTGAAAAGAAAGATAAATACGATGCACAGAATTGGGCTAATAAAAGCGACACAAAAGAAGATTTAGAGTGCTTTGATCCAACTGGTCGCATAGAATTCTAGTACCGCAAGTACCGCAATAGTACCGTAAGTAGTAAAATTGCGGTACTAAGCACTCTTCATATTTTATAAGGAACGCTGGCTAATAGTACCGCAAGTACCGTTTTTGTAATAGGGTAAATTCCCTAGCTAGCGTTTTTAAAATTATTTTATTTTATTTTCCTATTACTCCTAACACTTTAAAATTTTACGGTACTATACGGTACTGCATATGTAAGTCTATGTAACTCATAGAGTTATATAGTACCGTATTTTCTATTTTTACGGTACTATATACGGTACTATACGTTACTATTATAAAAATCGTTTAACCTTAATTAAAAAAAGGAAGTTAAAATGACAAACCAGGTAAAGAAAATAACTGTTAGACAGTTCCACACATTTCAGGGAGATAAGTGGTTTGCTCCAGATTCTTGGAATGAATACGTCGAAACGCTAATTAAAGAAGGTTATGAAGTATCAAATGTAAAGCTTGAAAAGCATTGGTGTAGTTATGAATACCCAAATGCAGAATTGCCAAAGCACCAAGATTATGCTATAATTTCGTATGATATTACTAAAGAAGTACCTATAGAATAAATTTCGTTATTGAATAATAGGAGAATTTAATTCTCTTATTATTCTATCTTAATAACATTTTAATGTGGAAAAAAACTTTAACAAAGGAAATACAATGAATATAATTATTAAAGGTAAAGAATATAATCTTTCTATGCTTGAAAACTATTGTCTTGATGAAATTCTTCATGCAGTTGCAAAGCATGGGAAGGACAAATCCAAGTGCCTAGATTGGGGTACGTTTGGCTATACCAATGAACGTAGAACTATTTTTGATAGAATGTGGAAGCTACTTCATGCATAGATAATAGGCGGACTAGTTCCGTTTATTATTCTATGTAAATAACAATTTAATGTGGAAAAAACTTTAACAAAGGAAATACAATATGAAAAAAATTCTAACTTCCATTCTCACTATTCTTGCAATATCTACCAATGCCTTCGCTGCTCAGGGAGATGCAGATGCACTAGCTGGATTAATATTTGCAGCTATCGGTCTAATTTTCTTTGGTCTAGCTGCTGCTATTGCTTTAAAATGCTTTGCATTTATTCTAGTAGGTTTAATAATAGCCATTGCAGCAGTGATAAATACGGTTATTATGCTTCCTATAATATTTTTGGTTAATAAAATTTCTGGCAAATGCTACGAATACTTTTCTTTTACTAAACGTACAGCAAGTAAGATGACTGAAGAAATAAATAATTTTTGTGAACAGTTTTAAGAAATCTAAATAACATTTTATTGTAGAGAAATAGGGCAATATAATATGAAAATAGCACAATTAATATATGATTATATACATTATGATGAAGAAATGCTGAATAATATGCATATACTTTTTGCTATCATTACTTGGTTACTTTGGTTTATTGGAGCTTGTTATTATGATTATTGGTTAAAAGATTTTTTCAATTATTTTCATATAAGTAATGGCTTTGCCTTTATAATTTGGACTTTTATTTGTTTTGCTTTATGGATTATAATACCATGCGTATTAACTTGCCCATTGTCTAAACTGGTAGATTTTCTTATTGACCATAAAATTATATAGAACAAGAGGTAATACAATGAAACGAAATAAAGAATTAAAGCTTTCCATGAAAGAGCTGGAAAAGTTTAAAGAAATCTATGACACTCTTGACAAGATCCAAGGCTGGTCTGTTCACACTTGCGATATTTGCCATAAGCCAAATCAGCCTTGTTGGACAGATGTTATGAGCCTTACTGCCAAGTGTAAATCTTGTATAGCCAAAGAGAATTTCAAAAGATGGCAGAAGAATAACGTGGACTATACGCTAACGGAAAATCAGCAATGAAGAACTGGTATATAGAGGCTGATGGATACCTCTCGTTATTCATTGCCTTAATTGGAATGGTATGTATTAAGCTCTATGAGCTTATTAAAAGAATAGGTGAATGATGGCTAATTTTACTAACATGCTTGACGTTGATAAGATCTTGAATGATACTAAATTGGTTATAGAATATGGCGATGAACTGTATCTTACACATCCTCTGAAAGATGTATACAATTTTCTATTTACCGTATATCCTGGATTTAGATGTGACTACAACTATTTTACTACGGCTATGCACAAGTATGAATATAAGACAATTTATGACTTGAAACGCTTGAAGCTTCCAAAAGAAGAAATGGCTAAGCTTATAAAGCCAAGTGAGGACTTGCTATGTGCAACTATAAAGAAGACAGTAAACGCATAGATCCTGAAAAGTTCCAATGCTGTGGATTATCTCTTTCAGAGATTGCAGAGTATGCAACTATAATTAAATCATTCAGAGGGTATACCGAAGCAGAAATGAAACTGGATGAGCTAATGAAGCCAGTCATCCAGAATATGTACTTGTGGAAACGTAATAAAATTGAATCCATACAGTATAAGTCTTCACTAGAGAGGATTTCTAAGCATATAGGCTCCAAGAGTGAAATCCTAGCTATGCTAATGGCTTATGCTTATAGAGAACTGCAAATGGAACGTGAAATGTGGAAGCAATATAGCCATTACACATTAAATGAAGATTCTTTAACCGAAATTAAAAAGCAGTTATTTTAATTAACGAACATTAAAATGTGAATGAAATCACACTAACAAAATCCTGTAACACAGGTAAGGACAAACACAATGTTACTTAAGAAAGAAGACTTGATTAAACCGCAGGGTTCTAACCTTAACATCACAGACGGAATCTACACAGGCGTTATAGTTGGCTATGTAATCACCCATAAGATTCAGGAAGCTTCTGAAAAGCGTAAGGCTTCTGAATATGACGCAATTCGTTTTGCTGTTCAGATCCATGACGATGATGATAAGCTCCACTGTGTACAGACTGGAGACATGAAGCTGTCTTTGAACGAACGCTCTAACTTGTTCGCACAGCTTTCTAGTTGGATGAAGGCAGCCACTCCTGATATCGTATGGACAACTCTTGAAAACAAGGGCTTCATGGATGAAGATGGCAATTTGAACCTTGACTTATTCGTTGGTAAGCCTGTTGGTCTTCTCAACAAGATGACTCCTTCTAAAAAGGATCCGGCTAAGATGTATCCGAGCTTTACATTTATTCCTGCTAAGGCTAAGGATGTGTTTGAACCCGACCCTTCTCGTGAAGATGGTAACCCGACACCGCTTTGGCTTAAGGATTGGGATGTCGTGCTTGAAACTCAGCAACTTGAAGGCTTTGAATGGAAGACTTACTTTGCTGACCCAGAAGATGACGAAAAGAATCTTGGCTCTAAGCCGTCCAGTAGACCCACCCCTGATTGGGCTAATGGAAAGGCTGAAGAACCTGCTGAGGAAGCACCTGCTGAAGCTACAGAGGAAACTGTGGCTAAGCCGAAGCTTAAGGTGAGAACCAAGGCTGCTACTTCAAATGAGGTGCCGTTTTAAATTTAACCAGCCATAATAAAAAATATAGGCACTCTGCAAAGGGTGCCTATATTTTTATAAGAGGTAATATGAATCCTATATTTGAGAACTACGCTGAACTAGCTGAAAAATATGTAGCAGCTGAAAGAAAATACAGGGAAGAGAAGGCTACTTTCCTCCTGAAATTCTTTGACTCTGCATTTAGACCTAAAGCTCCGACTGTTATAGAACTTAATGCTCTTGTAGACGGAAATGCTGACCTTAATGACCTGAAAATGGAAGCTGATAAGCTGGAATTTGCTTTAAAGCTTGCTAAGGCTGACCTTGACCACTGGACTAATACCTATGAACATGAATACCGTACAAAAGAAAATTGATGCTGAAATTGACAAGAATATCGAAGAAGCAGAATCTAAGGAATTAAACCTTACTGCTCATCAAATTGTGCTTGCAACTTATATCTCTATCTTTACTAAGACAGTTGATGACTTGATTGAAGAATCTGGTCATGAAGCTCTCATGAAGAAGATCCCGACTGAAAAGCTCATGGATATCTTCCAGCTCTTTGGAAATGTTTGTGAAGTTAAGGAAGTCTATAAGGGATTTAAGAAGCTTTGTCCTGAAGTGATGCCTAGTGCTAATATCGTAAAGCTCTTGTATCTTCGCTATCCATTTGTTCGTGGTATGAAGATTGCAAGGTTGTATTTTGGTACATCAGACCAGAAACTTGTAACTGGAGTATCAAAACTAAAACCGCAAGAGTAATAGCATGAGAACTAATTTTACTTGTGACTATTGCGGTTGCAGCGATAAGCGTACGTATTATATGATTTCGCTTACGAGTATTACTGACAGGTCTAATTCCTGTACAAAGATAATTTGCGATAAATGTACAGAAAAAATTGGGTTTGCACTGGATGAAATATTAGATAAGCGAGATATAGACGATACTTTGAAAGAAATCGAGAATGACTTACTAAAGGATTAATGCAATGGAACCAGAAATTGAAACATATAGTTTCAGTGCAGCTCTTGAGTTAATTAAGCTTGGAAAGAAAATGGCATGTTTGTCTTGGAACGGAAAGAACCAGTGGGTAACTGCTCAATATCCGGATGAATGCTCCAAGATGCAATGTCCTTATCTATACTTGCATAATGCTCAAGATAACCTTATTCCTTGGACTCCTAGTCAGGGTGATTTATTTAATGACACTTGGGTAGAAGTAAAGGATAATCCAGATCAATGTGAACTTCAACTATAGGAGACCAACATGGCTTGTGGAAGCAAAAAGGGTGGTAAACGTCCGCCTAAGAAATAATCTATATAACATAATAATGTGATGTGTAATTCGATACTAGCCCACGGACTACGGGCTTAAAATAGAAGTCCAGTGCTGCTATAATTATCCTTTTTGTTAGAGTTGACAGAAAGTTCCCTATACCGATGTGGTATAGGGAATTTTTATTAAGTTTCATCAGCACTGGAGCCGTCATCAGCCGAAGAGCCGTCATCTGCACTAGAACCAGAATCATCAGAAGAAGAACCATCATCTTCCTGAGTGTTAACTTCTGTTACTTCCGATACATCGATCGCATTCACAGATGTATAAATGCACTTCAGGTCAAGAATAGTGCCATCTTCTTCCTGAACTCTGATAATATTGCCAGGTCTACAGCCAAGGACTTTTACTTTACCATATGGAGTGGTCCAGTAATAGCCGCCAGTTGCGTATTTGATTTTTACTTGTGTCATGTTTATCTCCTAGGTGATAAATTAATCAGGATCTCCCCAGTTTTCTGTAGCTGAAATATACAGCTTAGTAGCGTACCCATCATAAAGCTTCCTAATCTTTATATGATAAATTGAAGGTGTATCACTATCTCTATCATATAGCCATAAGTCAAGCATACAGCTTACTGTGTTCGTTCCACTGTATTGTGAAATTGAATATATAGGCGTCCAAGTAGTACTATTTATGGTTATATCGCCATAAGTCGTAGAGTTATCAAGAGCTGAATCAAGCTGTGCATTAGTTCTAAATGTAGTATCATAATAGAAATTCTTAGCACCTGATAACGCACTCTTAATTCTTATGTCAATTCCACCACCAGATACTCCATGACCGCCAATTATCACGCTACCAATGGTTATCCAAGAATCAATAGTATCTTGTGATGTAGTAGTGACCCTAACTGTCTGTACAGACGGAAGCATTATCTGGTCATTTCCATTCATACTCTGTGGGTCAGTGTACCACCCATTAGAGTTAACGGCATAGTGTTGAACACCGGCTGTTAGCAAGTTACCTTCCATAGATATAGTAGAGAACCAAGCACTGGTTCCACTAATATATCTAGACATGGTAGCAAACCTTCCAGAAGATACTCTTAGAATTGGAATTCTATGAGCTGCAATAGCTGTATCAATCTGGGCTAAAGTAGTTATACCATATGTAACTTCAAATACATTGGAAGTGATGACATTATTTGTAATATCTATACCATTTCCGGCTGTATATACTAAGGATGCATTCTTAAATGTATAGGAATTATCAGAAGCTTTAACGATACAGATATTATTCGTTACATTGCCATAGTTACTCTGTGCATCAAGAGACCCAACGGTTCTGCTAAAGATTACCTGAGTAGAGTCTATCTGATCCAAACTATACCAAACATTACCACTTAGCAAAGTATATGTCATAAAGACAGCTTTACCTGCATCAAATGCAGTTTTAATATCTGCATACGGAGTATTGGTAGAAGCAGAACCAGTATAGACTGCTACAAAGACACCAGTAGGAACTTCTCCCCATACTGGGTTATTCTGACCAGCTGGAAGATGCAACATCATTTCGCTAGTAGACCCAGCAGGTCTATGAGGAGCTAGATACCCAAGACTAACTTCATCAGAGCCTATCCCAAGAGAGACTTCAGTAAAATCTTGGTCAATTACTAACTCCTTAGCAGTAGTTTCAGACACTGCACCTTGAGTATGCTGCCTAATAGCACCTTTAATGGCATCAATATTTGCTCTAGCTTGACCTTTTTCTGTATCATTAAAGTTTTGGGCTTGATTGGCTATAACTTTATTACTTGCGCCTGACATTTGTAGCCTCCTTTTCTTCAAGCTTGTATTTGATTATGAAATCTAATTGTGTCTTAATTGAGCTTAAGTCTTGCTTGATTTCATTGACCGTTTCAATTTTATTCTCAAGCTTTTCTAACCGTGCATTACTTTCAGTACACTGCATATACAAGTAGCCTAATAGCATTGCACACGGAATTCCAACTTTAGCTCCAACATCTTGGAGAATGTCTGTGATTTTCATAGAGGTTCTCCTTAGTAGTCTAAATCATATGAGTATTTACTTCCATACATCATCCATGTGCTTCCTGATGGTGCTCCACTAAAAGAAGCTGTATTATTAAAAGAAGCAGTATAAGAGCTTAAATTTCTATATCCAAGATACGTAGTTACAGTTCTACTAAAACTTTTTTTATTACTGGATGAATAATTACTACTAGACCATTCTATCGAAGTGCCGCTTCTATTAGTATTAAATGAAGCCACAGCTGAAGAAGTTTTAGTAGTATCTATGCTTATTTCTAATACAAATGAATCACCTGCTCGCAAAGTTATAGTAGAATATGTGCCAGAACCACTTGTACCTGAACCAGAAGCTATGGTTCCAAGGTTAGTCCTAGTGGCTGTTTTAGTTCCTCCAATAATAGAAGGAAGCCTTCCAATATCAGTATTATAACCATTCTTAAAAGAATTTGTATTGTACCTTCCATACTTTCCAGCATCAGATAATTTAAACTTCTTGTACTGTTCATACATATTCGACATATTGCCACAATTATAGAAAGTACCTTCCATTGTATAAATATTGCTTATAGATGCTATAGGACTAGATTCCAATTCTGAACATCCATAAAACATTTCGTTTGCATAAATGCTTCCAGAAATCGCATTTTTAAAATTAGCAAATTGCTTTATAGATGAGCAGTTTTTAAACATTCCAGTAAATGTGTTAGAGGTTATATTATTACTTTCTAATATATCGCAATATGTATTTATATTACTGTATAAAAGTTTTCCACTAAATGCATTAGCCCAAGAACTAGAATACGTCCAATCCCATACTCCACTGTTATTTACCTTAGTCCACGTACCATTAGCACTATGAGTCCCAGCTACCGGAGTAAAAGTTGCATCATAGAACTTAAATCTTAAAGAATTTGGTGCAAGTTCTGGTAATCCTCCATTAAGCACCTTCACATTACCGATATACGCTTCACTGATCTTAGTACTTCCAAGATATAGACCAAAAGAATTAGAGCCTAAATTTATGCTCATAGTTCCTCCTAGGTTTCAGGGATAAGATAAAGCACAGTAGCTACAGGCTCGGCTGGAAGAGCTGCAACCTGCTGAACGTCTGTAATCCCTGCTGTATTAAGGCTTGATAGAGTAATACTACCAACTGCTTCAGCTACAGCTGCACCACTCTGTGCATTTGTGGAGGTAGAGCTGTAAGTTTGGTCAACAGTGGGAATACTAAGAGTTACATCACCAGTTTGACCGTTAACACTAGTTACTCCACCAGAACCACCTTCAGGCATGTTAGTTACGTAGACTTGAGACACTCCAGCAGGTTTTTCCACGCTAGTATCTCCATTAGTTGCATAGACTTCAGATATAGCCATATCGAATTCTCCTATAGGTTTTAATTCAATGAGTAAGTTCATGAAGAGCTTTAGCTATTCAATTTAGCTTTGAATACGTAAATATTAACTTATAAATTGGAAGGTTGAATCCGAATGGCAAGGATCCTGTTTGCTAAACAGTCGATGGTAATTCCATATGGCAGTTCGACTCTGTCACTTTCCGTAACTTCCTTGGTTAAAAGTGGATCGAAAAATATCCTATAGCTTTACGGCTATAGGATATTATTTTATGTACTTAGTATCTCGCAATTCTATGTTGGCTGAATTAATATAGCCCAAAGAATGTCTTATATGTAAGATATATAGCAGTTATGGCTTCAATGGCTATAACTGCCCAAAATATTATAGTACGCATTATGCACTCATTGTTCCGCCCCAACCAGTCGGGATTTGAGCAAGTTCCGCTGCACCAGTTGTAGTACTGGAACCGCAATTACTAAAGCAGTTATTATGAGTGCCTTGCCAATTTGCTGTAGAGAATTTATTATATAAAGCTAATGTACCACTTTCTACCATCTTATTACCACCAAACATATATGATACGTTTACATCAGTAGCATTTGGTATAGTAAGATTAGGAACTGCTTTAAGCTTAGTCATGCCAGCTGCGGCACCGCCTGCATATGCAAAACTGGCTAAACCGGCTTTAGGAGAACCACTAGTAATTCTGTTACCATTCCATGTTAAGGATTCATTAGTTACGCTAGAGAAATTGAAATCAGGAATTGATTCAAGTTGTATAGCTCTATTCTTGTTATTACATGCAACTAATTCGCCAGCATTATAAAGCATAGATGTATCAAAATAAGCTATAGACTTAAGCGGACCCCAGTTATAGAATGTCTTATTAAGATATCTAACACCAGTTAAATTAGCTCCAAGGACTTTAGCACTATAGCCGAATAACGATGTTGTAGTGTCATCATATTGATATAGACCATTCTTTACAATTTCTTTTGTTTTAATTGATAATATGCTATACATGTATAATGCTCCTCTTTGGCTATATCCATACGCATACCATCGTTCATTTTGATATGTAAAGTCCCAAACGGATCCTGCTACATTGGTCCATGATCCTATATATTCGGTACTATCGCTTAATAGGCTATTAGGATCAAATCCGTCATCAAATTGGAATCTCATAGTATAAGGCGGAATAGGATAAAATGGAGAAACAATCCTCACATTAGAGGATGTTCTCACATTGAATCCGTTAAAGGTAAGATAAGGATTTGCCATATTATCTCCTTACGATAATGTTACCCATGCTAAAGTACCATTAGCCTGTACCTGAAGAACTTTACCTGCATCAGAGCTACTGTAAACTGGAAGTTCCACACCAGAGATCGTAAGAATTCCATTAGATTGACTAAGGCTAATTCCGTTTCCCTGTGCTAGAGTAACAGAATTTCCGTTATATAAATCATTTAGCAAATCTTCAAGGTATATTTGTTGCCAGTGAGTAGTATCTGAATTAAATGTAACATTAGCTGCACTTTGAGTATACGCACTTATACATTTATAAATTTTAGTAGCTGAAGAAGGATCAGATGCTAGCATTAATTGACCAGAGTAATAACTTCCTACTGGGATATAAGCATTTACTACCATGCTTCTATTAGCTAGCCATTCAGGAGGATTAAATGCATAGCTAATACCAACTCCGCTAATATAATAAGTATAATTCGGTGTACCACTTACTGTCTTAGAAATGTATATAACAAATTGATCAGTGCTTGTAAAATGATTAGCTCCAGAATGAACGCAAGTAAATTGAGCTGCGCTTGAATCGATTGTGCTTAAATAGTAATATCCAGCATATACCGAACCACTGTCATTATATATTGCAATTGTTTTGCCATTAGTAACAGCTTCTGTATAAAGATCTTCATAAGACGTGAATCTGGTTGTTAGATCTGAGTAATTTATTATTTCAATATTACCACTTCCGCCACCTCCACCAGTCTGCCAGCTATAAGAACCTACGCCTCCACTATAAGAAGCTGTAAGAACTTTGCCATCATCAGAACTACCAACAACTGGTACATTATTAATTGTCGGCTTATTCTTTATGTAAGCAGGTTCAGATGAATTGCTTTCATTCCAATCAGATTGCTCTTGAGATCCAGGAACATCACTAGAAGTAATAAATCCGTTATCATTCTGTAAGTCAGAAGTCTTACTCGGTATACTCGGCTTATTAAGAATTTCGGCTACACCACTCGAAGCGTTCCAGTCGCTATTGACTTGAGCTGCCGGGATTGAAGGCTTATTCTTAATATAAGCTGGATCAGAAGCATTACTTTCATTCCAGTCCGCTTGTTCCTGTGCTCCAGGTACACCGCTAGAAGTAATGAAACCACTATCGTTTTGAAGATCAGAAGTCTTACTAGGAATTGAAGGCTTATTTAAGATCTCAGCAACACCACTAGATGCGTTCCAATCCGAGTTAACCTGAGCTGCAGGTATTGAAGGCTTATTTTTAATATAGGCAGGATCATTACTATCGCTTTCGTTCCAATCACTTTGCACTTGAGCTGGAATATCGCTAGATGTAATAAAGCCAGAGTCGTTAGTAAGATCACTAGTTTTAGTAGGCACTGTTATACTTGCGACTCCACCACTTACAACGCTAGTTCCGTTAACTGTCACATCCGTCACGGTGCCTCCACCACCTTGACTCGGCTGCCAAGCTGGATCACCGTTAGAATCTACCGTAAGAACTTTACCTTCATCAGCAATTGTAGAAGCTGGTAAAGGATCAGGAACTTCACTAGCAGTAATAAAACCGCTATCATTTTGAAGATCAGAAGTCTTACTTGGAATGGACGGCTTGTTCTTAATATAACTAGGATCACTCTGGTGCTGTTCAAGCCAGTCAGCTTGAGCTTGAGAAGTCAAGAATCCACTGTCATTCTGAAGATCAGAAGTTTTAGTAGGAACTGTGACTTCGGCTACTCCGTCAGACACTACAGAGGAGCCATTAACCTTCACGTCAGTTACGGTTCCAACTCCCTGAGAGTCATCAGCCCAAGCTAAGTTGCCAGTATTATCATCTACCTTAAGGACTTTACCAGCTTTATTAACAGACGAAGGGATGCCGATATTTTGTCTAACTTGGTCTTTTTCAGTAGCATCAAAGTCCTGTGCCAAGTTATTCACAGGATAATTGAGCTTCCTATACGGAAACGGTTCGGGTGTAGACATTAAAGTCCCTCCATTAGTTTAAAGCTGCTATCCAGAGATAGTCTGGTTTGAAATCGTACCATTCAACTCCACCACTGCACTGAAGCGTTACATAAGTATCAACATCAGAAGGTGGAATAAATGCTGTGATTTGCGGACAGACCTCATTCATCTGGCTATTATCGTACAAGAATTCTTGTCTGGCTCCATTAATTCCAAGAGCTGTGCCACCTGCATAGAAGGCTATGTTGTTCAAAGTAGGAGCAAGTTCTCCAGGTTTACGAGCAAACCACATACTGCACACAAGCATATATGCATGTCCAGCTTTCAGATTAATCTTTCCATAGTGTCTAACATTATGCTCCGCATCTTCATTGGTCCACTTTTCAATGGTGATTAGTTCATTTGGGTCATAATTGCCGGAGCTATTCTCAACAATAAAACCTAGCAAGTCACCATTATCACACCAAGAAGATCCTTGTAAGTTATGCCAAGCCTTAGTATCTATAGCTGCTTTGATTTCGCTAATCTGGGCAGTAATTGTGTTGTATTCGTCAATATGAATACCATATCCTGCTACATAAGACGGTCCACTTCCACCACTTCCCTGAGTAATAGGTGCAGGTTTAAAGACCACAATACTTTCAATGAAGGCTTTAGCTCCAGGAATTGAATGAGTAATTGTAAGCGGTAAGCTCATCACAGAATCAGTGTCATTCACAATGTCAAAGGCAAAGTGAATTACATCTGTGTGAGCATAGGTATTATCATAGTCAAACGAAGACTTAGAATCCCCATAGCCAGCAAGTATTACAGTGTAATTATTCGGATCTATTGTAGCTCCCGTAATTCTCACATCTACATCTGCATGATAGAAGCCGTGACGCACGTTAATACCACCACCAGTAATATAGATATCATTACCAAGTGAGTCAGTAGTTACAAGGCTCTGGTTCAAATCAATTGCAGATAAAGATTGATTATTGCATTTACCGCAAAGGTAAGCTTCATAGTTATCTAAATGCAGATTGCTAATTTGGTCATCTACATAGTCTTTAGATGCAAGTTCTTGGCTATTTAAATGCCATCCATTAGAGTCTAGCACCCACTGGTCGACTTCAATACTGTCATTTGCAGAGCTTACAGCTGTAGCATCACCTGGAATTGCAGTAAAGTAAAGCTTATCCCCATCAGTTTCATCACTAAAAGTCATTGGGAACTGCTGAGTCACTTCACCGTCAGTTTCAAGAAGAATTGCCCAGTAACCGTCTTCAATGATAGCCTGAACTTCTTCAAGAGTATTTTCACGAGTAACAAACTTTGCAACACCACCTTCACGTACACTGATACCATAGATCTTAGTGCCGTCAGAAGCGGTGGATACAACTCTAGTGCTTACATTAGGAGTTTCTCCTACAATCCCTCGGATAAGACCGTCATACACAACGCTAAGCGGACTATCAGCTGTACCGTCACCAGTAAGAGATGTATCGTGGATTACTTCACCGCCATATTCATTGCTTGCAACTACATTAAGTCTGGAATATTCAAGGTTTCCAAAATAGTTGTAAACATACAGGTCATAGTGAAGGTTTCTATCACCAATAGCTACACACTTACCGATAGAGTCAAGCGGAATTCTGAATGCGTTCTCATCGCCATACCAGTTCTTGTAGGAGATGTACTTAGAGCCAGTAGTCCCGGCTTGGTAAATTTCTACGAAGCCAGCTGCTAGGGGCTTGCCATTCTTGTCTACAAATTGTGCAGACCAAGGGATTATGTATGCAAATTCGTTTGGATTTAAAGCCATATTAACCTCTTATTTAATCAATGAATAAGTTGAAGAGCCTATAGGGATGACCTATAGGCTTTATATTTAGTGTACTATACGAACATCTGTTAAAGTTGTTGTAAGCACTAAGTCTTCATATGCATAAGGAACTGGAACTTCAGCAGAGCTTTGAGCACTTGCATTAGTAGTAAAATCAGGAAGGCTCAAATTAGCAGGAATTCCTATGCTGTTCTGTCCTAAGCCAGTAGCTAGGTATTTCTGAGGATCTTCTCCATCTTTCTTAGCTACTTGAACACTTATCGAAATTCTCTTACTTGCAAAATCGTTATAAGAGAAGCAGAACAAGTTCAAATCAGCTACGGTCAGACCAACAAGTCTAGATTTAAATGAGTATGTGTGTACATCTTCAGACTTGCCGTAGACAGGAATGGAAATTACACCACCAGCTCCAAGGTCGATAGTATTATAACCAACAATAACGTCTGGAATATCCAACGAGAATATTTCGTGCGGTCCAGTATATTCGATATACGGAGTTGCAGGAGGAGTTCCACCGTTATTAAACCAGTTAGGAATATTCTGAAGTACCACAGTATAAGATTCTTGCTGAAGAACATCTGGTCCATCATTATTGCTGTAAGTATATACATGCCCGGAATCTGCCATAGGCTGACTCCACTGAATGAAGTTTGTTCCGTCATAAGAGTCAGTGATAGCATTATTCACAAAAGCACTATTCTTTACAGTAATCGGATATAACGAAGATTGCCTAGAAAGAATCAACTTAGCTTTATCTAGCACATTATTCGTAAAGACACAGCTAATAAAGCCAGTACTTCCATTAGAATACACTACAACTGTGGTTCTTGCACCTTGATCGTTCGCAGATAAAGTACAACCAGTCATGGTAACATTATACGGACACTGAATAGTATAACCTGTAAATATACTATCACGAATCACACAGCTTGAAGCATTTAGGAACGGTAAAGAGCTTGTAATATTACCAGTATATGCAAAGCTACTGTTCTTGATGTACACATCACCTTGGATAGAATAAGGTAAAGCTCCAGTTAACACGCAGTCTTCAATAGTAACATCATCAATCTGATTGGATGAGCTATATACAGACCCTTGGATATTTCTAAGAGTTACATCACCCTTCAAGTTAAGAGTGTTTACTTCACCGTTAAGCCAAGTTGTATCTTCATACACATCTGCAACTGAAGCATTATACGTTCTGCCTTCGAGGTTGAAGGTCTTTATGCCAACAGAGTTAGCTAAGATGCAATAATTCTCTGGATAAAGAAAGTCATGCATATAGAACGTGCAGTTATGCAAAGTAATATTAGATACATTGAGCTTGTGAGTATTACCAGAGAGATTCCACCAAGTATCCTTAATCTCAAGCATATCACGGAATATGACATGAGCGTTAAGGCTTATATTCCCAGGGCTTTCAAATCTCTGAATATTACTAAATGTAACTTGACCAGCAGGAGAGAAGTTGCTTACTGCAATATAGACTCTCTGCAAATCGCTAAACAACTGCCTCTGTCTACCAATATGGGTATCAATAATGATTTCTTCAGACGGCTGAAGCTTATAATTAGTCTGAGCCCAAGTATTGAGCCAAGAACTTCTACAAGACTTCACGCTCATCGTAAGTTCACCAGTATTATACTCAGGATGATAGAAGAAGAATCCACTAGCAGCTCCCTCAATCTTATCCACTGTGAGCGTATTCGTAGTGCCGTTCTTAGCACACAAATGAGTTCCAGTGTCAAGATACAGGGTCTGGTTTAACTGATGGTCACCACCTTCAAGAGCATAGTATCCACCGCCTTCGTATAAAGCTGGCATATACACTGCAATGCCTAGGTTATTTGCATACCTAAAAGCCAAGAACAACTGAGAGTTGTACGCAGTGATGTCAGTATAAGTCATGGATGGGAATACACCAAATACTCTTACATCCAGAATCTGCGGAGGAATAAGCTTCCACACATGAGTGGTATCAACACGAATTACGCTACCACCGTCATCTGCACTAGTGGTGTCATATTCTAGCTTGTAATAAATAGGCGGCATATCCCCAAGCTCATAATAACCTCTAAGAACCGCATAGTTCATTGCTGAAATATCCATGTTCCTCAGATTATCAATTGTGCCAGCAGATCCTGCCACCACTGTATCATCGCCAACATCAATTACAACAGTGTTTTTAAGCGAATCAAAAGTCATAGCTTCTGACCAAGAGCTGATATTTTCCATATCTTCACTCATATTGCCAGAGCCTACGTACTTCTGAAGCACTACTGTTACATCAATATCAGGTAAGAATACTTGCTGAGAAGTTCTTCCTTCAATGTCACTAAGAATAGGATTACTAAGAGCAGATCCTGCTTCATCAGTGATTATGATTTTTTCAGTAGTATGAAGCTTGTAGAAAAGAAACCGTCCAAAGAACGGCTTCCCATCTACAGTATAGGCTGTTAAATTATCAAGGTTTCTCATCTTGTTTCCTCTTAAAGTTATTAGCCTTAGCTATTTTATACGCCTTCATGATTGGTTCTTCGGGGTCGCCATGAGGTACAAATCCTGCTGCCCAAATTGCCAATTGTGTATCATCATTTAAATAAGCTGCTGTGTCGTCGTCTATGTCAGACATGTTGGGTAATTTTTCACCAATAAGTCTTTCACCATAACGAGCTTTACCAGCTTTATTAACACCAAGGCTCTTAAATCCAGGACCAAGATACCATTTGGATTTAGTACCTTTAGCTACAACATTTGGATCATTTTCCAGATCTTTTACAGCCTTATCGAACTCAGTCTCTCTGTGATACTTCTCGTCAAAAGATTTTCCTTCAGCTCTAGCTTTAGACTTCCTTTCATTTTTAAAATCATTCAGGATACTAGCCGCAGAAAATTCTTCTGTAGTTGTTGGAGCTAAATCATGAGCAGGGTTCATTCCAAAGTCTACAGAAGAAATATCGGCAAATCTTCCTTCAGGAGTTAACCCATAATGATTAGCATCATTGCCAAGAATAGTAGTCGGAGTTACTTCTTCACGATGCTTTAGGAATTCTTGATAAGCCGATTGCTGTCTATTCAAGGGCTTAGCCTTTATTCCGAGCATTTCGTCAGCTATTTTTTCTATAGTAGGACGCTTAGGATCATTAATTGCAGTATTTTCTAGGATTTCTCCAATCTTTGAAATATCTTCATCTAGATTACCAGTAGAAGCATCCTTAATACCGTAGTAGTTTTCCCAATCAGCTCTTTGATCTTTACCCAGCTTCTTTATCTTCTTTCTAGGAACTCCAAAGACCTTATTATAGATTTCAGCTTTAAGTTCTAGGTCAGATAATCCTCTGCCAACATTACTTAGGTCTTGTGCTCTATGAATTGATGTCACTACCGGGTCAGTAGAAAGAATATCCCTCACTCCACGATTAGTAACATTATCCACACCTGCAGCACGGCTAATACCAGATGTAGTTAAACCTATAGCCGGAACTGTAGCCATATTAGTAGCAGTATTACCTATCACATCCGACAAATTAAAAGATGCTCTTTCAGGATTTTCAAGAGGCTTATATACAGAAGCATCATAAACCTCACCTGCAAGAGGAGCAACTGCGTTACTGGCTAGCATTTCTGCTCCCTGAGTGACAACTGGTGCTATTCTTCCAATTCCTCTCATTCCACGTAAAGCTTTTCCGGCATAAGCTGCCGGTCTAGCCCAAGGAATGAACTGAAGAACGTTTTCACCTATGTCACCAATCACGTCTTTCCAAGAATAGTCACCAGATCTCTGAAGAGCTTCCTGAGTTCTAGGTGTGAATACACTTCTAGCAAGGTTTGCTGCTCCGCCAGTGTACTTGGATTTATTATCATATTGCTTTTGACCAGCTTCAAGCCACTTATAAAGCTTACCTGGTTCAAGATTTTCATGAGAACCGTAATATGTATCAAGCGATTCAGAAGGATCTTTGCCTTCTTCAACAAGTTTCATCCATTGAGGAAGAGCTTTTTCACCTTTATCACGCTTAAACATATTTTCAGGCTTATCAAACCCTAATAGCTTAGCAACTTGTTCAGGCTTCCAGTTCCACTGTTCACCGTACACAGCTTTTTGAATTTCAGCAAGAGCTTCAGGAAAATGGGACGCAAGAAGGGCATATGCATCCCTATCGAGGTTAAGATGACCTGCAAAATTTTGAAACTGAAAGTTTTTTGGCTGATTATAAGATGAACGAATATAAAGCCCTATTCTGTCAATTATTTGAGACTTTAAGGCATCTTCTTCGTCAATATTACTCCACCAATCTACAATATCTTGAAAATTCATTACTTACCTGCCTTTCGTTTAGCAACAATCTTACCTTTTTCAACAGTAAAGATATGATTAGGATGCTCATTAGCCAAAGATTTTTTCTTATTCTTAGTAGAATGAGGATCATGCGAAATAGAATTCCATTCTTCAATAATATTATTAACAGCATCATCTTCAGATTTTTTAGCCTTTATAATTGCTGCATTCTTCTTGGCTGTTTCCACATTTTCCTTCTTCTTAACAAGACCTGCTTCAAGAGCCATATCGATTTCTTCGAGAGTAGTATCATTATAGTAATCTTCAGGATTCTTACCAGCAGCTTGAGCAAGTTCTTCAAGCTTTTTCTTAGCTGAGAAAAGGTTATCAAGAGCTTGGAGGTCATCAGGATTAGCCTTATAGTTCTTGAACGTCCAAGTAAGATAATCACGACCGCTTCTAGCAGCTGCATCCTTAGAAGCTAATTCTTCTTCCTTGGAAGCCTTAATCTGCTCTCTCTGAATTTCCTGAGAAGACTTAAGCTGTTCAGCCTGAGCCTTACGACTCATAATGTTTTCAAGAGCAGAAGCATCATTATCATAGATAAATTTGTGCTTAGCAACTTCCCACATAGGATCGCCAGACATTTCGTTATCACGAAGCTTTTCTTGCCATTGGATTTCAGCTTCAAGATTTAGGATCTTCTCCTTCAGATCACTTTCACGCTCTGCAAGTTCTTGATAACGAGCATTAGAAGCATCATCGTCATTAGAGTTCATACCATGAGCATAGGCAGATGTATATTCTTCTTTAGATTCAGGAAGTCCATTAAGGAATGTAGCCCTGTAAGGCATCTGATAGTCCATAGCTTCGGAATTTACGCCAATAGTAGGATTAGCCCCTTGTGCTCTCATATGATACTTGCTTTCATAATCCGGACCAAGACTAGCTCTTACACCGTAGTTAGCCATTTTAAATACCTCCAAGGGCTTTACTGCCCACTTTCATCATTGATGCATCCTGAGTTCCAAACGGAGTGTTGACAGGATATTCTGACATTCTACCACCACTAGAACTCCAAGCATTTACATCTGTTTCAGCAGGAACGGACTTATCCTGATTAATATCAAGACTGTTAATATCTTCAGCCTTAATTACTCGCATCTGGTTCTGGACAGATTCTAACTCAGCCTTAGCTTCTGCAAGTTCTTGTTTAAGTTGGTCAAGTTCATTATCGCCTATATATTCTATCTTCTTCTGTCGCTGATAGAAAGTATAAGCCTTAGCGCCACCTTCTACAAGATCTTTAGCTCCTTCAACGAACCTATTTTTCATAGCTTCATTGTGTTGAGCAGCTTGCTGATTGATGGTAAGCATTGGAGAAATAATATCTACTGCACTTCTGTTGTATTCTGCGTAAGCCATGATTCCTCCTTAGATTCCTGCCTTAGCTAGACCAATCTGGGTCTTGGCATTGATTCTATCCTGAGCCAATCCAACCTTGTTTTCAACCTGTTGAGCTTGCCAATCTAAGAAGTCATCACCAAGATTCTTCTGCTGTTCAATACCCCACTGGTCATTTCTGGTAAGAGTATCGACAATCTTGTTAGCATTATCGAGATAGCCTTGGAACTCATTATAAGCCTGAGAACGGTCGGTATTATACTGGCTAAGAGCAGTATTATAAAGTCTATCATATTCTTTGGCTGTATTTTCAGAAATAGCCTTAGCTGCTCCAGTGCTTCTACCAAGACCTGCACCTGCTGCACTATGTTGCACTTTAGCATTGGATGCATCAATCACATTACCCATATAAGGGTTAATGAAATCTTCAACAGTCTTGTCGTAACTGAACTTTAAGTTCTCAGGATTGTTAAGCCCATATTCTTCCAGTCTCTGACCGAATACTTGATCAAAATTACGGATTTTAGAAGCTGCGTCAATAGCATCCTGCTGAGTACCGCCAGGAGTATAATTATTATAGAACTCACTAAAGGCTTGTTCAATCTCATTGTAAGAAATGTCAAGATCTTGAGCTAACTGATCCAACATTTCACGTCTGGCTTCTTTATCTTCTTCTTCAGCAGCAGCTCCAAACAAGCCAGCAATTAGACCTACACCACCACCAATAGCAGCTCCCCAAGGACCAAAAGCTGCACCAGCAGATGCACCAGCTCCAGCACCCTGAAGACCGCTAGAAGCATAACTATAACCGTTTGCCATTTTAAACCTCTACAGTAAATAAAGCTGACACTTGTTCGCCAGCATAGATTTGAATGTTTTTAATGTGGTCATCGATTCTGACCCGTCTTTCACCAGACGACCCTAAGATGTTTAGGTAAAATGATTGATGTTGAGGAAGCTCCATATTGAGCACTGCATCTTCTTTTACAATGCAGCTGCTCAACATGGCATGACCTCTAACAACAGTAAGCCTAAGAATATCCTCATACTTCTTTGCCCAATAACCTTTAAGTGCATCACCTAAAGTTCCAGGATTAGTAAGATTCAATTCAGATAGCCTTACTCCGTTATATGTCTCGTGTCTCATAGGACTCCTGACTGTTCAACTTGAATTACAGCTCCGATAATGGTAAAGTCGTATGGGTCACTGCAAGAGAACTCAAGCGACAGGATTTCTCCATATCCTAGTGTCCACCATTGCGTGTTCCAGTCGTACCTACCAATCATACCTACAGTTGCAAGTTCTTGGTCACTCCATTGAGTACCATCCCAAGTATATCTTAATGCAACTTGTGGAAGTTCTTCAGCTGAATTAAGCTGACCATTATTTATGATAAGTTTTACACTATTGCAATAGAAAGGTGAAAAATCAGATAGAATTGCACCACTTCTACGCTTTCTTACAATTTGAAGTCCGTCATACTCAGTCCATTTATCTTCGGCTAAGTACATGAGCTTTGAGTCATTTATAGTTCCAAAGAACAACTTGTCATAGGATAAGGTTGCATACTGCGGTCTCCAGTGACCTTCCTGTTCCGGCATGTTAGCATCATACGAAGATCTTATACTCCACATGTCTTCTGATTCATCGTACACTAAAGTTCTATTGTCTTTGCGGAAAGTTATAGCGTAAAACACATGCTTATTTTCCTGCCAGACCTGAGCTACTGCATCATCTGGGAATTTCATGTGCCTAATTTCACGCTCGATGTCGTTCGTACTAACTCTCTTAGGAGTACTGCCTTGTACTTCAAAGACTCCAAACTGACCAATATCACTAGAGCCTAGCCAGAATACCTTTTGACCTACAGCTGCAATACTTCTTGGAGCAAGAATACCAATTGCACCTGCGGCTGTATCAGGACTCTGGAAGGGGAAGTTCTTATCGTCATTGTAGCTAAAGGCTTGGAAGCTTCTATCACCGAACGTATACAGGTAAGATCCTGCCCCAATCATAGCTCTGGTAGCATCCGTACTCCATTCACTATAAACCTTAAATCCTTGGGGATTTCCGTTTATCGTGTAAGCTGGAATATTTCCTTCAGCTGGAACTTCGTGGTCTTGAAGCATAAATATATCGTCGCCATAAATATCTTCTTCCCACGGATACTGACAGCTCAATACGAACGCATCAGTACCTTGGTCGAGTACGGCTAAGTACCCAAATAAATAATAAACATGGCTGGGATGTATAAAGCTTCCATCACTACGCTTAGGTAAAGCTATAGCCTTGTAATCCTGAATCTGATATTCTGGACGTACAGTTGTGTCAACTGCATAAAGCTGAGCACCATCTGCTATAATCAAGTGTGGATGGGCATCACCATAGCCACCAGTTTCACACATAGATATTGGGTCAGCTACTCCGTTAGATACTCTTCCAATCTCTATGCAGTTGAAAGATTCTTCACTACCTTGTGTAATTAAGTAAAGATGACTTCCAAATACTGCATAAAGCATAGGATAACCAGTGAAGCCTCTAGACACTCTAAACATACCTCGGCAGTTACGCTCTGGCATATTTATTGCTAGCTTAGTACCCTGAATGCTTCTAAGTATAGCAGGACTTGAAGCCATATCTCCTTGCCGTTCAAAGTACATATTGACACTTGTACTTACACAGACTTTATCGATATTAGACTTTTGGTAACCACCTAAAATGCTATTAACGAGTTTGGCTTGTGCCATGTTTCCTCCTTAGTTACCGAAAATGAAAGAGCCAGAAAGTAACTGTGCAGTTGTCTGAAGCCTTCCATCAATGCATTCATTAACACGCTTAATCATCTTATTAGCTCTGGTTGGAGTCTTAATGCTATTCTCAATATCCACCATAGTAAGTCTAAGACGTTCAGTGTGTTCAGGGCTAAGTCTTGGATATTCACAAGCCAGCTTATAAGTTAAAGCACAGATGAAAAGCTCCTTATAAATGTCAGGAATCTTTAGCACACTATTCAGGTCAAACTCATACTTGACGTTATAGGTCATAGTTAAACTATTAACCGTTCCGTTAAGCATAGCCAAGAATCTAGGATGAAGCTTTAGCTCAATCTTAGTGTCGCTGATATGCTGCCAAGTATACACGTAGATCCCAAATGCACTATTATTGAAGTCTTCAAAGCTAACATACTCGAGATTAACACTTGCGTTAGCCATAGGATCAGTACTTCTATCCCAATAGAGCTGAGTAATACTTGCAATATTATCAATGTGGGCGTCAACCCAGTCACTTTCAATTTCTGGATCAACTTCACCGATAATATTCACAGGCTTAATTCCAGGCGGAATAATCTTTACAATAGCCCCATTCAAATGAGCCATAGCTTCTTCTTTAGTAGAATAGTTGGTCACATCCCATGTGTACTGGTTTGGACCAGCTTGTCTTACAGTATAAACATGAGTGCCACCATATTCCCATCCTTCATAGCCGTCACGGTAAGCTATAAAATCAGCTTCAGGTAAAACTCCTGTATATCCATCACGAATAAACCAGAAGTTCATATTCTCTCTATAGCCATTACCGAGTACATATTGTTCCTCGTTACAGCAATTAGGAAATTTTACTTCCTTGCGTAAAAACTGCAACAGGTTATGGTTACTATAGTCTGCTGCAACACCTTGCAATAGTCGTTCAGCATTCTCAACCATATTTCCTTGAGGTTGTTGTCTACGGCTGCATAAACCGCTTCTAGCCAAAGCTTCTGTGATAACATCTCTAACAGTAAAGGACATATATACCTCTTTTAAATATTCAATATGAAAGTTGAATAATGAATAGCCCTATGCCGTAAAGCATAGAGCCATTCAAATTTATTTAGTTAAGCCTTAACATAGACGTTTGCGATACCACGCTTTTCGATGCCGCCAAACATAGCAACAACGTCCCAACGGGTCGTAGAAGTCAGAGTATTGAGGTTAACCACACGGTTTTCATGAACCTTAACGCCTTCAACCGCACCAAGCTTAGATTCAGCGTTGGATGCATCAAGCTTATCGAGCGTGCAGAATTCATAAGTACCGTCAAGACGGACCTGACCCATGAAGTAAGTGCCAGCCGGAAGAGTCGTAACTACAAGATCTGCAAATGCAGAAGCGCTAGCGAAAGAAGTATTATTTTCCTTCACAATAGCACGAGCACCATTGCCAGTCAAGAGAGCTGCGAATTCGTCTGCAGACTTTGCAATACCTTCAATCTTAAAGGAAACGGAGGTTGCACCGCTAGCGACAGTCTTATCTTCAGAGCAAATGAAAGCGAACTGTTCCGGAGTAGCATCACCAATAAGGTCAGCTGCCATAGCACCTTCAATGAAGAACGGAGTACCCTTCTTGATGGTGAATGCAGCAGAACCTGCGGTCAAACCGATGGTAAGAGAGAAGTGGTTATCAATATGATCATCACCCGAAGCTGGATCATAGTCCACCATACCGATAGAAGTAACTGTCGTCGGCTTAAGCTGTTCAGAAACCTTAACGACCGGCATAAAACGCTGACCACGGTATTCAACGCTATGGAACGTACCCAAGAGACCCTTAGAATAGAAGGAATCTGGAGAACCAACCGGGTTGAATTGCTGACCATTTGCAGTAAGGATTGCTTCAATCTTCGGGTCAACGAAACCGAACATCTTTTCGTTAGAGATACTGCCCAAATGAGCAGCAACTTCTGCGAGCGGCTGGAAACCTTCACCAAAGATAGCCACGTTAGCCTGAGTTGCAGCTTCACCAACAGCGGTACGGACAACTGCATTAGCGAGCTTAGCACCGTTCGGTTCAGCAACTTCCTTGTCCCACTGCACATCGGTAACAGCTTCAATAGCACCAGATTCAATCGGAAGAGCAAAGTCACGGAGAGCCATCTGAACTTCACGTTCGACCATGTTCTTGTCAGTAGCAGACACGTCAACAGCACCTGCACCTTCAGCACCTGCGACAACAGTACCTGCATCACGAATGACAAAAGTATAGGTCTGACCATTGCGCTTGCCGACAAGCTGGTCCTTGAAGTGTTCCTTAGAGCCTACAGTAAGGAAGGCAGAATTGATAAGAAAGCGGAGAGCTACCAAGTCGGTGAGCTTATTAGTTTTAGCAGTAATTGCCATGATTTTAATCCTCAATGAGTAGCCAAGTAATTTCTCCAGTACTTAGCATCTCTGACTTCATCTTGGTTATGTCCGCTACCTGCGGTAACCTGAGAGCCAGTACTAGGAAGTTTCTTAGGCTGAGTGTTAATAGGTTTGTTGGTTTTGACTTGTCTAAGCTTCATGTCTAGACCGATCCTGCTTTCCAAAGCTCGAAGTTCAAACATCTTGCTCATCGGATTAGACTTTTCTACAACCTTTTTCAACGCTTGCGGGTTGGTCATCAACACTCTCACCATCAAGGGAGAAATGTCACAATCATCAAGGTACTGTAGAATAGTCTGTTGCGGATCAACTCTATTCAGAAAGTCGATAAACTTATCACGACCGTTTTCAAGTAAAGTATGATAATGTTCAATTTCGGCTTCATCTTTGAAACATGCAGCTACACGCTGTTCATGAATCTGATTAGCCTGCATTTCCGCTTCATCTTCAAGTACAGAATTCTTTTGTGCTTCTAGTCCGTTTATTTGATTCTGAACTAAACCCTTAGCAATCTTTAAATCTGTGAGTTTATCCACGTCATCTTTCAAGCTCTCTTGATTGACAGCATTAAACTTCATCAACTGAGCTTTTAGATTTGAAATCTGAGATTCAAGATCTGCTACTTTGGCTTTATACTTGTGTTTCTGACGGATAAAAGCTTCATTAGCTTTGATCTTAGCTAAATCTTTAGGATTCTTACTATTAGATTTGGCGTTAGGATACGGAAGTTTCTTATCTTTCTTGCCTTCCAAGAACTCAGGCTGTCCGTTATCTTTCGGAGCAGTATCTTTGTCGTTAGGCTGAGAATCAGAACCTTCATCTCCATTTGCACCACCTTCAGAACCAGAGTTAGAATCATCAGAGGTTGCAGTCCTAGATGCTTCATCATCTCCTTCATTAGATGGCTGTTCCAACTGAGAGTCATTACCACCTTCACCTGTCGTTGGATTATCAGTTGAGGATGGATCGGTTTTAGTCTCCGTTGAAGAAGGTTGCGAAAGTTCTTCAAAAGATACTTCACCCGACAAATATTTTCTAGCTTCTGCGCTATCCATATATACCTCTATGTTTAAAGACCAGAGTAGGTCAAATTGTTATTCAATGTATATGTTATAATTTTGTTGGTGTATATAGGGCTACACCCATCAGAGTGTAGTCCTACATACGATTTTTACTTAGCAAGATCTTTAGCCGTCTTTAAAATATAGCCCAATGCTCTCATTCCAGTAGGAAGAGCCGCCATAGCTATATTTTCAGCCTGAGCAGCCGGAGTCATAACTCCGTATCCACCAGACTTTCCGCTTGTACCGATTACCATCTGCGGAGGACCATTTCTATTTCCAGTTCTTGCATCAACAGTCACAGGAATTCTACTTCTTCCAAGCTTGATGTTCTTATTGTACCAAGCTCCGAGAGAGTTAGAATTTACTAAATCACCTGCTTGTTCAGGTGTAATAGCATAGGAATAAGACCTACCATTCTTCATAGTAATAGTAGCCAAATTCAAACCAGGACTTACATTTATAGCTTGAATAAAACTGGAAGACGGAGTACTACCACCGTATCTGGGAGCAGTATCACCAATCCAGTATCTCGGAGAACGCTTTTCTTCTTCTGCACCAAGCTGTAGAGCTATTTCTTTAGGAAGACCTTTAATTCCCATATATTTATTAAGTAGCGCCTGATGTTCTTCAGGAGTTTGTTTGTAAGACGTTTCTCCATATCTTTCAGCTGTTCCAGGAATAGTAGATTTTCGCCTAGAATTAGCATTCATGTTGGGACTTGTAGGTCCGAGAGCTACACTAATAAGCATTTACACCCCCAGTTCTGTCTTGAATATCATTAATAATTTCAGCCGCAGCCTTATTTCTTTCTAACTCAAGCTTCTGCTGGTCAATGTTTGCTTTATCCATATTGGCTTGAGCTTCATTGTCAATCTTGACACCCTGCGCCATGAGCTTAGCTTCTTCAATAGCTTGCTTATTCTTCTGTTCAATTAAGAACTTATTCCATTCAAGCTGCTGCTGTCCCTTCATATTAAGCATTTGAAGATTGAGTGTATCAACTTGCTTCTTAAGCTCTGCATTTTCAGTTTTAGCAACCTGAAGCTGTTGAATAGTATTATCCAAAGTCTGCTTCATACCGTTAAGAATATGAACAGCTTGAGGATCTTCAGGAGTATCACTTACCAAGCGTATATTCGGATCAATATTAGCTACAATATCCTGAGTCAACTTATCTGCAATGCTGTCATCAAGCGTTTCGGCTATGTACTTAGCTATTACAGGCTTCATGTTATCTGGAAGCAGAGTATTGAGAAGTGCAAGCTCTTGCCTCTTCTTGGCATTCCTAGTTACAACTTCAGGACCATTCTGAAGGCTAAAATCTGTAGTCTCAGGATCAAATCCTTTAAGTGCAATTAGAATTCTACCAATACTTCTAATAGCTTCATATGCACTATTATAGAAGCAAGCTACGTTGCTCATGCTGTTATTCTGCTGAACTAAAACTTCAGTAGCAGTCTTATCGGTAAAATTGATGCCGTTGATTCCAGTGAGAGGAATCCCTAGCACATTACTCATAAGTTCCATGCTTCTAGAAATAGTCTCAGCTAAGTCTCCAGTCTCATAGCTTTCTTTAATCGGAGTCGGAGGAATATTTCCGTTGTAAAGATACAGCAAGCTTTCTTTGGATCCTGCTATCTTATAATAGTCTTCAAGACCTTCAATAGCTCCAACTGGAAGTAGGAAGTTACCCTTGGGGCTTCTATTCATTCTTTCAAGCAAAGTTGAAAATCCAATATTTGCTCCAAGCTGTAACGAATAGGTGCTTCTAACTACACCGATATAGTCTCTCTTACGAGCTTCGGTTCTGACTTTATACCCAGTCATTCTGATAATCGGAATGATAGAGTACGGCATCTTTTCGTGCTTTACAATTTTGTTACCGCAAAGCTTAGAGAATACTACCTTTCCGTCAGTGTCTTTGTAGTAGTAAATGACTTCCTGAATAGTATCTTCTTTAATAGGGAATTGAGTACCAAGATTGCACATCACTGGAGTTACTCTTGGATAATCCATTCCTACCACATCATCACCATATAGACGTTTAGCCTTGGATAGACTGATGTAGTTCACTATAGCTCCTTCCTCTGCATCACAACCACTAGTAGTTGTAATCGTAGGATCAAGAGCCACCATGCTCATATCATCGATCAATTCAAGCTTAATTTCCTGACTTCCATCTTGCTTGTCAATAATTGAAATGGTAGCAGCAGCTTGACCAGTAATAGCTGTATTACTTAGCCAATCAAGAAGCTGTGTCTTGAAGTCATTGTTATGCTCGAACTTGTTGATAAATTCTTGAAGTTCTTCTTCTTCAGGAGTTTTCTTGCTTTCAAGTTCAATATGGTAAGGGCTAGCACTGAAAGGACTGGAAATGGCATTCACAAATACCTTCCACATGTTCCATACTTCATGAGGACGGTCTTTTCTATACCATTCATTAATCAAGTCAGCGTTCCAAAATTCGCCACTGTACATTTGCATGTCTCTGTCCATGCGTACTTGCTGGCTAGAATAATAAGACGAAGAAGCATTGCAAAACTTTGCAGCCTTCTCCATGAGTTCGTCTTCGTTAAGCATATTGCCTCATCGTAAATGGTTAAGTGCCATTATAGTTGACACTACTTTTTTAATATTCGTTGTAGATTTACCGTGATTCTTTGCATACATAGCTAATGCTAAGGAGTCTGCTCGGTCAGGAGATCTTCCTATAATCTGCTTAATTCTTTCCTTGGGTATGATCCTAAACTTACCTTTTTCGTCTATGAACACTTGAGTATTTCTAAGCTCTTCTATAAGCTCAGGATTAGATTCTTGGTCAATATAGAACCCACTTCTAATTTCATTAGCAAGTTCCATGTACATTTCGCTTCTAGCATTCAAATAAATATCGTTGAAAGGCTTTTCACCAAATGTAACTGGCATTAAGTTAATGCTTGCGTTATGCTTTACTGCATCATATACACCGTTGCCATATCCACCAGTCATGTCCAAAGCTCCTGCTGATATGCTCATTGTTGTATAATCTTCAGTAAGAATATTTACCTGAGATTGCGTATCTGTTTTAAGCGTAGACCGTTGCATCACCATTCCATTGCCATTAATTATGGTATCAACAGTGCTATCACGACCCATACCAGAACAGTCAAGACCGAAATAATATGGAGATTCATGCCTAGAAAACTTAGATTCAGACATTTGAACGAAGTCTTCAAGCTTTACAATAGCATTAAGATAATCACCTTCTATTGGCTCTCCTAGAAGCTGTCTTCTATAAAGCGGAGTTCCAATTCCATACGTATCTTCCATATCCTTAATGAATTCTCTAGATATGAAAGGATTTTCGTAAATAGAACCTTTAATAATGCAATTAGGATTCTTAGCACACAGTTCATTAAACCATCTTGCACTTGGAGCTTCATTAGGGCTAGTAATGAGCCTTGTTCTGGCTTGAGCCAAAACACCACCACGAAGACGGCTCTTCATATTGGTATAGAACGTTTCGCTTAATCGAGAAGCTTCATCAAGTACCAATCCATCACAAGATGTAATACCCAAGCATTCATCTTCGGATTCACTGGAAAACCCTAATGTAACTCCTTCTCCTACAGAGATACTTCTGTCAGTTTTGTTCTCGCTATACCCTATTCCAAGTTTTCTACAAATTGTCTTGATATGAGTATATAGAACTTTTCTTAAAGCTGAATGAGTTTGTGCTCCTGCCAGACACTTATGACCTTGCATCATTTCGGTGATTAACCATAATGCTGCAATGAAACTCTTTCCATAAGAAATAGAAGTGTGCATTATAACCAAAGGGTCTTCGGCTCTTCGCATGAATTCCGCTTGACCCTTTGATAGTTGCAAGTTGTATGTCTTAGGAATCATTCCTAGTCACCACCTCAAAGTTGAAAGACACAGCAGGAGGAACAGTTTGCTCTTCATCTTCTTCTTCATTCTTCTTTCCACCAATTGCAGCAGAAAGATTAATGCTGGAAGAATTAGAAGCGTTCCAGTGGTCCCTAAACCTTCTTTCTAG